TGCTCTTTCATTACTATAAATAGACGTTGGGTTCATAAAATATTTAATCCCAAAATCAAATTGCTTAATCTGTAATGGTTTTTTATTTTTATCGAGCTGAACTATCTCGAAATATTTCTTAACTACTTCATCTTCTAATATAATTAAATTCCATATCATTGACATTACCCTGTCGTCATAATTACCGGCTCCTCTTTTAGCTGCCCATGTACCGTTTGGATATCTAATAAAGTCTCTTAACTCCTTTACTAGATTAACATCGCGTATTTCCACGCTTTCTAATTCATTAATCCAATACCTCATGTTAGTAACACCTTTATGTTTTGTATTCGTATGCGCGATAATACCTAACTGGCTTTTAGCTCTACCGGCCGCGCTAGCACCCCAACATACTATATTTTCATAACCGTGATGTCGGCTTAGATTATCAACTACCTGCGCTCCGCAGTTATTTCTTTCTATACACGCTAAAGGATTGCCCCAATGTTGTAGAATTTCATATACCTTCTCAGTAAAATTATACGGTGATATATTATTATCGCAGTACGTAGCTACTTGTTTAATATTAGTAAGATCGCGATAGTCAAAAACTTGTATGACAGAGTAGTCAGCTCCCACGCCTTCACTGGTATCAACACTGACTATATATATACCGTCGCTTGAAGGCTCATCCCATAGTAGATATTTACCTTCATCAAATACAAATTTAGGTTCCTGTGTTCTCTGCATCAGCCTTGCAAAGAGCTCTTCATTTAGCGAACTTTCACCGGAGTCTAAGAATTCACAATTAAACTCTTGATTGAACGCTTCTATAGAACCGATAGAATTTATTGTATCTCGCTTCCATTTCTCATCACGACCTGGAATTTCATTCCATAGAATTTTATCGCATGCCCAGTTAGTTTCTCCACTATCGGCTCCTGCATATAATTTATAAAATAGATTACCAGTACCATTAGCTGTTGAAGCAATAAAGATTTTTGATTTCTTCGATGAAGATACAATTGGATATACTGACTTCCAAAACTCCTCAACCAGATTAGGTTCAATGAAAGCAAGCTCATCTAATATTAACGTTCCAACTGATTGACCACGAGCTGCCGTCCCGGTTGTAGTGGATATACCTATCCTCGTACCGTTAGCTAAAGTTACTGACGTTTTACCATATTCTTTAACCCCTGGTTTTAACCAATTAGGTAATTCTTCATATGCCATTCTTATTCTACTCATTATTTCTAATGCGGTACCTTCTTTATTAGCTACAATAAGGATACGCTGATCATTATTAAAGCAAGCATTCCATAGAGCGTAGATAGTCATCATAGTAGTTTTACCAATTTGTCTCGATGCTAATAAAATAAAGAATCTATTATCGCGCATCTTACGTAGAGCGCGTTTTTGTGGTAAATGTAGCTTAATCTTCTGTTTACCTTCATCCAGTGAAATAATATAAAAGAAGTTTTCAGCAAAATATAAAAGGTTCTTCTTTGCTTTAGTTAATTGCCTGATTTGCTCTGGCGTATACTCGAATTCCGCACCTACTGCAGGTAGATTAGGATTATTCATGTAATTTTGTTTATTTTTAACCATAATGCTATAAATATTTATATGTCAAAAAAGAATAATCTAACCGAGATATGGAACGTGTACGCTGACTCGATTATAAAGGAAGCTAAAACTAGTAGACCTATCGATGGCGGGTATAAAAAAATGAGTACTAAGCCTGGACCAGGCGCTGTTGAACTTGATTCTAAAGAAGCGAAAAAGATACAGCATACCGGCAACGAAGGTACTACAGAGCCGGTGTATGATATTGAAGGGGTGCATGAGCCTGTAGATCCTAAAAAGAAAAAAGGTGATAAAGAGAATTTATATGAGCCAGAAAAATATAGTTCAGAAAAGTTTGACGAAAAAGTTGAAAAAACATATAGGGAAGGTATAAATATTAATATGAAATCTGTTTTTGATAAATTGTTTGAAGATGTAATGGGTGATGAGTCTATTGAAGAGCTCGACGCCCTCGGTATTGACGCTGAAGAAACTGACGCTGAAGAAACTGACGAGATTACATTAACTCTTGACCGCGATATGGCACAGCAATTATGTGACCTAATCCAAGCTCAACTCGGAGAAGAAGAAGTTGAAGATGACGATGCCGGTGAAGAAGACTACGAAGGCGAAGAAGGATTTAACTCTTTTGATGAAGCTGAAGAAGATGAAGATGAAGACGAAACAGTTGACGAAGCTACTGAACTAAAGGAAGTTCCAAGCTCAGCTGGTCATAAGCTCACTTCAAGACATAACACAGTTGGATCTGTTAGAGCTTCAGGTGGTAAAGCTCACGGCCAAGTTAAATCAACCGTAGACGGTAAGGGTAAGCCACTTGCTGACGGTAAAGGTAAACTTACATCGAAGAACAATAAAGTAGGCGGCACAAAGACTGGTTCTACTGGCGGGTCTTTTTTC